GGAATTTCCACCAGCGGTTACAGATTGGCTTACTTAAAGTAGTGAGCTTTCAAACGTTCGACGCAGTGTCCCTTCGTGAATCACGTTGCAGCACTCGCACTTTCTTTCCCTTTGTGCTAAGAGGTCGTTCGTATCTCTTCTCATCGGATGCAAGCAGGTGCACCAAATCGAGGTCGTGGGCAAAATGCTCGCGGTCGTATGCCCGCGCCAGGAAATGGGCGCGGTAGAGGAGGCCCCGGCAGGGGGCGTGGTAGAGGAGCCCCTAGGGGCGGCCACGCGCCAGCGCAAGCTGGACCAAATCCACAGGCAGGAGCCGCTAATGTCGCTCCTGCCGTACCCGGGCATGCCAATGTGGCGGCCCCGGTGGTTGCTGCTGCAGCACCACCAACCCGAGTCGCCTCGATCTCAGAGGCGGCGGGAAAGTGGAGACCGAAGATTTCTGGTCTCTCCAAGCTCGCGTCCACGCACTTAAAGGCACGCGGCATACTTCATGACGTCGACGAAAACCGTCAACCGTCCGGTCCTCACGAGGCTTCGCATGCAGTGCGAGATCTTGCCACAGTGAAGGCCATGGGCTTGTGTTCACAAACAGGTCCAACGATGGTTAGCGTGTTTGGATCCGATCGGGATGTCAAGTTGATGCGACAGCTCAATCGCATCTCTACACAGCAGGGCAAAGTAATAGTTCACGGTGGAATGATGGTCGCTCAAGACATCAACCGCCGGGTTCTGTTCGGTGACCCTCGTAAACTGGACGTGATCGTGGCAGCGGATGCTCCCACGAGCGCTTTAATCGTCCATGTTTATTGTGGAGATGCGATGGAGTTTGCCAAGCTCATCGACGAAGTGTTTTCCACCGGCATTACCCACGTCTATTGGGTAGGCCACTCCTTCCGCGGGGCTCTCGGTTCTTTAGAGAACGAGGGTGCCTGGGTCCGGCAGCTTGATGGGAAGATCCGATTCAGATCGGACGCCCAGACCGCTGAGTATCCCCCTCATTGGGATGCCGCGGCTCTTGCATGTGCTGGTTCGTACCCTCTTCCAGGAATGACCCCCCTAGGTCAACCGAAGAGAATGGCGGTAGCTCCTATAGCGACCGTCGGCGATACCATCATTGTGCACATCACGCCTTGCGCAGCGACCTACGCAGTTCAGACCTGGACCCCCAAGATCGACTGGTTGAAGAGTGACTTCTCAGCACCAAATTCGCTGGTGAAGTACTACATCTTCATGCTGTGGCCATGGCTGTTCAATCGCCTTGGCTTTTGGAAGAAACCTCTCGTTGTTGACATGGTGTTGCTCAACATCCTGCGCACGTGGTTGCTCTCACGTGCGCGTGACTCGTTCACCTTCCGGCAGATGTCTAAGCATCTGCAGGAACAAGTGGACTGTCACCCCGAACTCAGGATAGTCGCCCTTCTTTTCCCTGGTCCAGTGACGGAACTAGTGCACGCCACCGCTTTGCACGCCTTCACTGTCAACATGGAACAAGAGTCGTTTGTGATGTCTGCCCTGCGTGCTACCACGGCCGCGCATAACTTGTTGTATAACGAGTCTATTGCCGGTTTCGACAAACCAAAATCTGGTTGGCCCACCCAAACTACGGGCTACGGACTAGGTGCTGTCGTCGCTGCAACAACTTTAGCAGCTACGTGGTTTGCATTCAGACCTACTCGCTATTTGCGGCCAGTAGATCTCCGGAGATTGCCCTTGGCTACGGCTATGGCTTCTCTCACACCCCCGTCAAGACAAGCGATCGAAGCTGGTCTTGTCGACGTAGTTGCGAAAGCAACGGACGTCGTGGGGCAGATCCGTGAGGGAGCTAACGCCGTTGCCGAAATCTCTGGTGAGATCCTCGCCCCAGTCATGGAGGCTATGTTTAAACAGAGTGACTCGTTGGCCCCGGCCACGATGCCCTCTGGTCCTATAATCATATCCACCGTGCCTGAATACACTACCTTCATCCGCACCGTTGTTCAAGCGCAGGCTAATGCGTTTGGGCTCTGCGTGGCTGGGCCTATAGCGGAGGAGTGGGTAAAGCGTTACGTCTGGATAAAGAGCGTGCCTGTGGGGTTCCTCACCATCGTTGGCATTGAGGTTGCCAGTGATGTGTCTATGGGGAACTACATGGGAATCGTGTACCGTCCTCTCGCCCATGGGTTCATGGCGGCGCTCCCTTTCAAGTGGGGCTGCCTTGTTCACATGTGGTGGAATTGGAACGTCCTCGTCCAAAGTCGTTGGTTGCTCCATCGCGCAGGAATCTCTCGAGAAACCTACAATCATCCGGATTACCTTCCCCATGTAAACCGTGTGATTACTCAGGGTCTCGAAGCCATGGTTCTTGCCGATGGTCACTCCCCCGCTATCATGATCTCTGGTAGCGACACCACAGTGTATGGCCTGCCCACCGCTAATGCGGCCTTAAGCTCTGGTTGGTATGGAGTAGCGATCCTTGGATTGATGACAGCCGCTTATGCGTGGTTCAGTAAGACACGCAAAGCGACTGGTGAGCTTTGGAGAGGCTTCAAGCGCGCACACTACGAACAGCCCTGGGGGTTGAGACCAGCCGTCGGCAATGATCCAATTGCCAGCGAAGCGTTCTCGCCCGCTGATCGTTGTGTTCCGCGACAGAGAGCTTCCTTCCCCCCGAAGGACGTCGACGAGACAATCCCTGTAGTGGGAGTCCGACATCCACGGCTAATCAACGAGCTAGCCAACCCTGTCCACATGCTGCTCCCGACGAGTCAGCCAGTCTATGCCCCGCTGAGAGATGACACTAATCTCTATGCCACGGTAGACGCGCGTATTCTCGTCCCCCCTCCTATGGACCCTGTAGAACAATACAAGGTCTGGTTAAACGTAGCATACGTCGTAAATGCGGAAGATGCCCCTATCATCTACGCCTGCGCCGTAATAGCCTGGTTTCTCCACATCAAGGACGATAACTTCAAGTACAAGCGAGCTTTAGCTGCGTACGAGCGTCTTCAGAAGTGCCCTGTCACCATTGCCAGTAGCTGGTTCAAAGCTATTCAAGGTATGGTGAAGGCTGATGAAGTGCTCATGCGCATCAACGATGACGGCGAGATGGAACTTAAACCTCGCTTCATCGCAGAAGTCGCGCCTGAAGTTCAAGTCACTGTGGGACCCTACGTTTATGCTGCTCAGAAGCGTTTATATGAGCAGTGGGATGGGCATACAGCACAATGGGTTGATTCCGAGCGCATCCTTTACTTGGTAGCGGCTGGAGGCCACACAGCTGACGATCTGTCAGACTGGGCCAACATCCTGCTGCCAGGCTATGCCCTGCAGGCCCGTCTGCAAGGCAAAGTGGTTGCTGTCTCCCTGCTAGCCGGTGACGATCGCTTAGCCGTCGCCTATCGCCCTCATCTCGCTCCGGAGTTCGATGAGTCAGACTATGGAATGTTTGACTCAACGCAATCTTGGGGGCCCCTGCTTCATGAGCTGCACAGTCAAGCGGCTCTGGGGGTGCCTGCTGAGATTTGCTTGATGCTATTGGCAACCACGCGCGCTACATACCGCGTGGCAGACCAACGCATCAAACTCCGTGACAGTCCTAAGCGTCCTACCGGTGGTGCAAACACTTCGAGTGGAAACACCATCGTGAACGGCTCTGCTACAGTACATGCGTACAGGCAGCAGCTCTTCAAGGATGCGCACTTAGTTCCCGCCGCTTACGAGGCTGCTTATACGCGCCTAGGCTTCGTTCTGAAGCTCAAGGTACATAAGCACCTCCAAGACACTACGTTCCTGAAGGGAACGTGGTGGGTCACTGTTCATTCCACGTACGAGTGGGGGCCTCTCCCCTCTCGTGTACTCAAAGCCGGCAAGAGCCTGCACGACCCTAACCTTCTGTTCCCGAAGGTGGGGATCGTGGAAGCGGCTCGCCGGTTTTTGGCAGGCATCGCGAACAACTACGCGCGCCTAGTCCAAGTACCCATCCTCCGCGCTTTCGTTCAGCGCTATGTGGATCCACGTGTGAAGGTGATCGAGCAGGGAAAGGTGAAATACAAGGTCCGACCTGGATCGCGTGTTCCCAGTGCCCTGGACGAGCAAGAGGCTTTGGCGTTCTGTTGGAGAAGATACCGCTTGAGCGCTGAGGTTGTATATGAGGTTGAGCAGATGATCCTTAAGTCTGCTCCCTTTACCTTCTTGAGCCATCCTGTGTTTACACGGCTGGCCCAGGTCGACTACAACTAGACTCCCCCTGCGGGGCCCCACCGTTATAGGGCGGTTGGTGGGGAGAGGACCATCTCAGGAGGTGGGTCCTAGCGAAAGTGGAGAACTAACCATCGGTTGGCGGTTTCGTTCTCTACTGGACCGCATTCAAGACTGGCTAACTACGAGTTACCCAGCACCCCAAGCATCCCCGACATCGAAGATCTCGGAAATGTCACAGGCTACGGTTGTCATTCAGCCCAAGCCCACGAGAGCTCCTCCAGCTCCTCGACGCAAGTCTGCTGCCCAGCAGGCCCCTCCCGTCACTGTCAAGGTGGTGGAGAGGTCTGCGGCCCCAGTGAAGCAAGCCGAATCTCTACCAAGAAGCGCCCGCGCAACAGTCCGGGCGTTGGTGGGTGGTAACGGCGTCACTGCAGAGCAGCTACGCGTGGCCCGCTCCGCCTATTCGGAGCGCAGAGCGAAGCGACCTGTCTACTCAGATCTTGAGCAGCGGAAAGCTTCGCAAAGGTTCGTTGCCAACCTTACTTTAGGTGACGAATCAGGCCTTGCCCCTGAAGCACTCCAGACTCTTGATCAAAACAAGAAGCTGGCTGCTGCTTCCTTTAGCGAATCTGTGCAAAGCGATGGCTTTGTGCAGGCGGCTCCGCCATATGGATATAGCGTGTACCCTAAGGACCCGAACAGTGCATATCGTTGCACTTTTCCTGATCCTGTCCGGGCTACCGTGACGTCCAAATGGCAGACTGACGCCTATCGCTATGACTACTTCTTGGCGCAGCTGCCCTCAGCATCTGCGACAACAAGTGGCACGCCCACGTCGGAGCTCCTTCCGGCCACGGCGGCGATAGTGCAAGGATCCACAGAGCCTACGTGGATTCCTGCACGCTACAGTGAACCTAACGGCGAGGAACAACCTCATGGTCCTCGCCGTGGGATCGGGCGCATCGATGAGAATGGAGAGGAGTTCTTCGAATGGCTGGATTGCCCCGGCCAGATCGACGAGTTTCACGTCACGTTTGACCCCACAGCAAGGGGGGGTTGGGCCAATAACGCAGGAATAACTCACTATGACTTCAAAGTGGAAGTCCACAGCTACAACGGCAGGAAACCCCTGTCTGTTGGTTCAGTAAGCTCCGGCACCGTCACTATCGGTACCGTGGTTGCTCTGGACATCTTCGCCGCTCTCGAGGCGTTAGATGCTGGGACTATGCCCGCTGGTTATTATGGGTTAACGTATTCCATCACTCCTAGAGGTTCTCTCACTGGAGTGGCTCTTGGATACGCTGTGTATGGCACCCTATCCCTCAACTTGAATGTCGACGGCGGTCGCATTCCTGCTGGCGGCTACATCTGCAACGCTCACCAGATGATGCCCGGGTTTAACGACAGACTGAACACCACCAACGCTATAGCTGTTTGCGCTACCATTGCTAAACAGTCTCCTACTGGTGCCATGCTTAATCAAGGTGGTACCATGTATGGTGTGCAAGTTCCTCGCACAATAGCCTGGTGGGATGTTTGCTCTCTTGACGCACAGGGCCTTACCTCAAAGTTCGCGGACATCTACGACGAACGGAAGGGTACCGAAGGCTCTAGAGGCTGGTTGCTCCCCGCGGGCAAGTCTTTCGCTCTGCGTTCACCCTCTGCGTGGGATGGCGGTCTACGTCGCTTAGACTACATCGTCGCCCCCAACGAGGATTTCTTGTACCAGTATGTTACGCTCCCACTCCCTTTGGGTGCGGCATCATCGACCTATGTGCCGGCTGGTAATTTGCTGTACAAGACTACGTACGTGGTGTACTTCGATTCTTCTGACATCTGGACCATCAAGCGGTGGCCGGCTGCCAGAGAGTCGTTGGTGACGGAGTATCTGGAAATGCTCAGAACTCTTGATCAATGGACTGACAATCCCGACCACCTCACTACCCTTGCCTCCCAGATCATGGGATGGTTCGGGGGGGCGGCTCGGAAAGTGGCGCACACTGGCGTGGACGTCATCTCTGAAGGGGCGAATGCAGCGATCTCAAAGCTGCGCTCTTTCCTTGGATAAAATCCTCCTTTCTCGCTGCTCAAGGCGAGACCGGGTGGCCTTGCACAGATAGTGGTTGGTTTGCAAGGAGAGCACACTGGATAGTGCTAGCGAATAGAAAGCGTAGTCATCATTGTGACAAGCTTTCTACCCGGTGATAATTCGTGAGGCCTTTTAGGCGGCAGTTCGCACACTGCTTGATAACTTTCTCACACAATTCTGACACCCTCTGGGTGTCAATTCCAGACGGAACTCGATGCGACTTCACGTGAGTTCTAAGAGTGGGCCTTGAC